GGGTGTTTTGAATAAATCTGTTCCTTCTGTGGGACAGGGAACTCCCAAGAAGCCAGATATGTGAACTATGGTGTTTCTCGATTCGGGTATTAGCGGCAAATGCAGAGACTCAAGTCTGGCGAAAAGTAGTCTGTTATGAATGGCCTTCCTCGAGTCTGATAACAACGCAGCACACTCAATAGCAGGAACATCAATCAACTCGGGCATGTTTACATTCAAGAGCGTCGTGAGTCTTTTTTCTTCAACACCGAGAAATAATGCCTTGTCTATGCCCATGCCACGCCTCATGTCCTCGGGACCCGGGTTGTCTTCTATGTTTCCTATGTGGAGCAGAATTTTAATCTCTCGCAAAGTCAACACACGATCATCAATCATTGATTGTTCATCTTTGTTCCGCATATTTTTAATCATATACATGCATCGAGGAATGGAGTCATAACCAGATCTAATGTCTACAAAATCAAGAAATGGAGAATCGAAAACTGCGCCTTGTGAGACCAAAAATTTCTCGACTTCAGGAACATGAACCAGACCTGAAGGCGTGGACACTGTGGCACCCCAGATGTTTCTGAGTATCAGACCCTCTGCTCTCATCTCATAAGCATAGTAAGATCCCCACACTAATGATTTGGCAAAACAGGAACCTGACTGGATTGCAAAACAAGAAAAGATCATGCAAAAGATGTCATGTGACTTTGTTCCTCTCAGATCAGTCTCTATTAGACAGAAACAATCTCCGTCTCTATCAAGGACGATTCCGTGTGCATCTATGTTCTGACAATTTTCATCGGACCAGAATTCAGGAATAAATCTTGGACAGCATAGTGCTTTTTGATCAAAAACACCGTATTTGCCGAGAAGTGAGTCTTGAACTAGCCCGGGGACCTCAGGTATCAACTCAACAGTACTGATTGCAATGCCAAAGAAACCTCTGTACAGACGCCGCATCATCACCGCTTTGTGACAATCGAGAATGTGTCTTGCCTTAAGTTTTCTAAGGGTGAAGTAGACATCGTACAGAGGATCTTCTTTGATGTATTGAAGTATGATGTCTTTGATTGTGTCGCACTTTCTATGATCTTCAATCATCGTGAGGAAATGTTCGACATTGAAGTTTCTCATATTAGTTTTGATATTTGTGTTTTGTGCAGCAGGCAG